CTCAGGTAAAATAAATCTCATGCCTGGACGGCGTCTCTGCTCGCTCAAAAGCCGCAGGTCACTTCCGAAGGCACTCGGGGTGGTAAGTGATTCCCCCCTCGTCTATATAGCTACTGCCAGTCGGAATATCGCCGCACTTGGCGCAGTGCTTGCGAAACTGCTCTTCGTAGATTTCCGTCATTTCGTCCTCGGCTGACTTAAGTTCCCGAAGTCAATCCTGGACCTCCTCGGGCGTCGCGCGCACCTCAGCTGCGATAGCTTCGAGTGGCAACCCCTGCTCGTGCAGCCTTCGCGCAATATCCATTCTGCAGAAGGTGACCAATGCAGCCTCGGGCTTGATCTGGTTGATCCACGCGAGCGCCTGCGAGGTCGAGTCCGCCTGGTCGTCATGCTTGGAACCCGAAAAGGTTGTGAGCTCATGAACGTAATCGGCGAGCCACGACGCCTCGCGGGGCAGATAAACGAACCCATTTTCGATGGTCGCGGTCTGCGCATTGAGGCGCATCACCTTGTCGCCCTCGGGCTTGACCGGCTTCACGATTCGAAGCCCATCATTGATCAATTCTTGGATGAGCTGCGTACCCGAGGCCTTATCTTCGATAAGGACCAGCGTCGCCCGGTGTGCCTCTGCTTGCTGACGCACAGCGCGTTTCAGGTCAGGGTAATTCACCTTCTTGCGAAACACGTGCAGCAGGTAGATGCGTTTGTCCTTGATCCCCCAGATGGTGCAGACCGAGTAGTCGGCGAATTCGGAGAGCTTATTGGCCGTATCCCAACTCTGCAGGACCTGATCGAACTGCTCCGGCAACTCTGTCTCGGCGTAGGTCTTGAACCAGGCCGATTTGACGAAGCCACCATCCAAGGGCGCCGGTGCCTGCAGGTACTGGCTGGCAAAACTGTACTCGCCTAGATTTCGCCGTATCTGGGCGAGCGTCCTAAGCGGCTCGCGCCCGGGATGCAGCGCCTCGCCGGCGCGGCGCGTGAAGCGCCGAGTGTCGAATGGCGAGTCGACAATGCGCTCCTCTTCGTGCTCCGCGATCGCGGGGAACGAAACCACCTCCCAGTTTTCACGCTCGAGAACATGGCCGACGAGATCATCTTCGTGAAGGCGCTGCATGATGAGGACAATGCACCCCGTGCGCTTATCGTTCAGCCGGGAGTAGAGGGTGCTGTCATACCAATCATTCACCGAGTGACGAAGTGCGTCGGACAGCGCCTCGTTGGGCTTCATCGCGTCGTCGATGATGATGAAGTTGGCGCCGCGCCCGGTCAGGACCCCTCCCACCGAGGTCGCAAGCCGGTACCCCTGCCGCGCTGTCACGAACTCCTGAACCGACTGTTTCTGGGGCGACAACTGCGTGGTGAAGGTCGCCCGGTACCAGTTGCTCATCATCACGCTCCGGCATTCGCGCGCGAGCTTGTCTGATAGGTCCTGGGCGTAGCTGACACACATCACCTGCTCGGTCGGGTTGTGGCCCAGCAACCAAGCGGGCAGCGCGATAGACCCGCAGAGCGACTTTAGGTGACGGGGCGGCACGTTGACGATCAGCCGCTTGATCCTGCCCTGTCGGCAGGCCTCCAGTTTCGCCGCCATCACCTCGATGTGCCAATTCCGGTGAAATCCCGTCTGCGGGTTCAGCTGGTAAAAGCAGCGCTCGATGAAAGAGCAGAAGTCGAGCCGCAACAGCGCTCGATATTCATCGGGGCTCGGTGCCGCACTACTCCGCTTCGTCGTCTCCCTCGTTGCCGCCATCCGCAGGCTTGCCGTTTTCCTCATCACCTTCCTCCTCCTCCGCTCCGTTAGGTTGTATTTCGCCCGCAAGACGTTGAATCAGTCCGTCGAGTACATGCTGGTCGTCAGTGTCCATAGGCGTCGGCTCAGAGTTAGATCCGTCCGAACGAGCCTGCTCCTGCTGCAAGTAATTGAGTAGTAACTGAATCGATCGGTGATCACCGGAAGCACCCTTGTTGGCGAGCTGCGTAACCATCGCCTCCCGCTTGGTGATCTTCCTTTGCCTGCCGTTCTCCTTGACCATGACCCGTTCGTTGAGCGCGCGGTTCACAATGGTCGAAAGGTTCTTCGCCCCCTTAGGGCGTCCCTTCGGGTTCCCTGAGCGTCCCTTCGGAAAGCGCGTGTGAATCGGCGGCTTGCCGTGACCCACCTCGTAGTCTCGCTCAGTTCCCATTGCGCGCCTCGGCGTCGAGTTCGTCGAAGTAACGGCCTGTCCGGGCATGCCGAGCATGGTCGCGGGTCCACGTTTGCCAGCGCCGGACGATGACGTCGGTGTAGAGCGGATCGATTTCGATCCCGTAACAGTGCCTACCGGTGCGCTCTGCGGCGATCACCGTGCTGCCGCTGCCCAGAAAGCTGTCGAGCACGATGTCGCTGCGCGCCGACACGTCCATGATGGCGTCGGCGATCATCGCGACCGGCTTTACCGTCGGGTGCAGCGCAAGCAGGTTTCCCTCCTCTCCCGAGCGAAGGCCTGTGGCGCCCGGATAACGCCAGAGGTTGCTGCGATTGCGACCGAACTGGCCGAGCTGAACGTTGTTGCGATGCGATCCGCGACCGCACTTAAATACGAAGATCAATTCATGCTGGCTCCGGTAGAGCGAGCCCATGCCGGCGCTCTCCTTCGCCCACACACAAACATTCTTGAGTTCGGTGTAAACTTGGTGGCCGGCAGCAAGCAGCTCGCCCATGTGCCTCCAGTCAACGCACAGGAAATGAACCGATCCAGTCGTGGCGTAGTTGCTCAGATGCCGGCACGCTCCAATCAGGAAGTCCGTGAACTCCTCGGCGCTCATTTCGCCAGAGGCCATGGCGAATTCGCGGTGACGGATCTTTCCGAACCCGCTCACGTTACCGCCGATTCGGACATTATATGGCGGATCGGTGAAGACCATTGCGGCTTTCTCACGTCGCATCAGCACAACGTACGAGGCGGCATCGAGCGCGCTACCGCAGTAGACTCGATGCGGGCCAAGCAGCCAAAGATCGCCTGGGCGGCTGACCGCCGGGCCGGCGATCTCCGCGGGTAAGACATCCGCAGGATCGTCTTCGCAGCCTTGTTCTTGGGACAGGCTCTCGATCCGAAAGTCGATGTCGCCCATCTCGAAGCCGGTCACTTCCAGATCGAAGTCGAGATCGAGCAGTGATAGCTCGCTTAGGTGCTCGGCGAGCAGTTGGTCGTCCCAAGTCGAGTTGTCGCTTAGCTTGTTGTCGGCGATCATGAAAGCGCGAGCCTGCGCCTCGCTCAGATGATCGAGGCTGATCGTCGGCACTTCGCGCCAGCCTAGAAGCTTGCAAGCCATCACTCGGCCGTGGCCGGCGATGACCTTCAGGTTTGCGTCGATCAACGCTGGGCAGTTAAAGCCGAAGCTCTCGATGCTGCGGGCGATCTGACGCACCTGCTTATCGCTGTGCGCACGGGGGTTTCTCGGATCAAGCTTTAGCTCTTCGATCGAACGATAAAGCACCGTCACCTTTTTGCGCGATTGTGAGTGTTCCGTATGATTCCTTTCCCGCCTCGTCACTTTTCCTCCCAAAACGAAAAAAGCCCGAGTCCGAAGCGGCTTAACCGCCATCGGACTCGGGCTCGGGTTCTCCGACACCCCGGAAATGTCTATTGAGTATTCACATCAAACCTATTGTGACGTATGTGGATTTCGGGTTCAAGATGCTGCCATCTCATGGTAGTGCCTTAGTTTGGACTCGGCCTACTGAAAATGCTCAGGGGATGATCTCTTTCGAGCCCAACCCCTGCCATCGACTTGAGCAAATCTACTTCTTGACCTTCGTCTTCCTGATCCGCGCCGCCGACCCATAGCGCTTGCTGAAACATTGGCGGCATCGGCGATCGCGTCGCTTGATGAAGCTGGGAGCCAAGTCGTCGCTCCCGCAATAGCGGCAGACGAGCTTCTCCGTTTTCGAGCTTCTGATTGCCTTCACCGGCGGACGTTCCATCTTAGCTTTTTTTCCAGTTGCTCGTTTAGAGACCTTCTTGGCCACAGATCGCACAGCATTCGGCTGACTACTCTTAAGCGCAGGCGCGGAGCGCTTGGCTAAAACTTCGTCCCTGCTTCCGTTTGTCAATTTCGACGCATCCATTCGCTGTATTCTCCTGAGCCATATCGGCTCGCACGGGATGTTTGCTCTGTGCGGCGGTTGAAGCGAGCGATTTCGACGACAAATTCGAACTAACTAGTGATGGGAAAGTCGAGTAGATTAGCGCGACAGCGGAGGCCTTGGACGATTAACGGCGATTGGAAGGCGAAGAGGCTCCCGAATCATAGAATTGGGAGCTTTCAACAGCCAAGGGACCTTCGAACTGAAGTCTAGGTTCTTGGACAGCTAGGATTTCTTTCTCTTGCGTTCCGCCCATCGCTTCTTCATAGCTAGCGACAGGCGCCGTTTACTCCCCCTTGATCCGACCTTTCCGCCGACCCGTAGCTCGTTGGCGCTTTGTACTCTTCTTCGGGCCACGCTTTGAGGGCGATCCGAGGAGCGCTTCTATCGCTCTGATGATCCGATCTTTCTCTGCTGTGAGATCCGATAAGATTTTCTGAAGATCCAAGAAGTGCTCCCTTTTCGTTTAGGCGTTGATCGCTCTAACTGTTCCAGGGTCGCCTGAGTCGCGAAGTAGTTTGCCGGATAAATGATGTCAACGGCAGTTCAGGATCTCAATCTAAGCGAGCGCGAAGACCTAATGGGTTGTCTCGCTTGGAATGTACCTATCCGAGTCCCTCTAATCTTCAGTGCTTCGCGCGATATGAGCGGGGCATTCATAGGTATTGTCGCCATATTGCTTAGATTTCTACTCGTCAATAGCGCTCTTTGACGATGACGCTTCTGCTGTTCGCGACTGGACTGTGTGCGCACGGAGAGCGATGTGTCTGTCCACCTGTCGAGGAGGCAGGCACCATGCGAAAGGTATCGGATACAGAACGTGAAAAGCTCTCAGCAGAGATCGCCGGTCTTGAGTCACTCGATCTCAATCAGCTGAGAGTCCGGTGGAAGCTCCTCTACGAAATCGAAGCTCCTCCACATCTAAGCCGAGACTTGCTAAGGCGAGCGGTCGCGTACCGCATCCAGGAGAACGTACTCGGTGGTCTCAAACCGGCCACGCGCCGACTGCTCGAACGCGTCGCCGAAGATGCCCGAACGCGCAAGCCGTCCAAGGTCGTACCGACGAGGAAAGTCGGTCCCAACACAATCCTGATCCGGGAATGGGGTGGCACGCGGCATGAGGTCACGGTGGTCGAAAACGGGGTGATGTTCCGCGGCAAGCGTTACCGTTCACTCTCGCAGGTGGCCCGGATGATCACGGGGAGCCAGTGGTCGGGACCCTTGTTCTTCGGGCTCAAGGCATCAGCAAAGGAGGCAGGCAATGGAGCGCGCCAGTAACGCCATCCGACGCTGCGCTGTCTACACCCGGAAGTCTTCAGAAGAGGGTCTTGAGCAGGACTTCAATTCGCTCCATGCCCAGCGCGAAGCCAGCGAGGCCTTCATCAAGAGCCAGCAGGGCGAAGGCTGGAAACTCGTCAAGACGGCCTACGATGACGGCGGTCTTTCCGGCGGGCACATGGAGCGGCCTGCATTGCAGCGCCTGCTCGAAGACATCCGCCATGGCCTGATCGATGTCGTGGTCGTCTACAAGGTCGACCGGCTGACCCGATCGCTGGCCGATTTCGCAAAGATGGTCGAGGTCTTCGACGCGCAGGGCGTCTCGTTTGTGGCGGTCACCCAGCAGTTCAATACCACCACATCAATGGGGCGGCTGACTCTTAATGTGCTCTTGTCATTCGCCCAGTTCGAACGCGAGGTCACGGGAGAGCGGATACGAGACAAGATCGCAGCATCGAAGCGAAAGGGAATCTGGATGGGCGGGTGTCCGTCTATTGGATACGACGTCTGCGATCGGCGTCTGGTCGTTAATCAGGCTGAAGCCGCGACCGTGCAGCAGATTTACCAGCGCTATCTGAAAACCGGCTCTGTCCCGAAGCTGAAGAAAGCTCTCGACCGGGACGGCGTCGTGTCAAAGATCCGCGTTTCAAGGAGGGGAAACAGATCGGGCGGGCAGAGCTTTTCGCGCGGAGCGCTCTACGAACTGCTGTCCAACCCGATCTACATCGGCGAAATTCGTCACAAGCGAGAGAGGCATCCAGGACAGCATGAAGCGATTTTGGACCGTAAGTTCTGGGAGAAAGTTCAGAGGCAGCTGCAGAGTCGTGCCGCTCGGTCCACCGAGCCTCGAACCAAAGTGTCACCGAGTCCGCTCGCTGGAAAGATCTTCGACGGAACTGGCGAGCCGCTATACGTCCAGGCGGCCCTGAAAGACAGGCGGCGGTATCGGTACTACGTATCAAAAGCTCTGGTCAGAGGTTCCAGAGTTGAGGGACAACGTGGATGGCGAGTGCCCGCGCCGGAGCTGGAGCGAGCTGTCGCGATCGCTGCGCGGAGCATTCTGGACGACAAGGCGGCTGTCCTTGAGGCGCTGCAGGTTGCCGGAATGGGAGACATCAATATTAATCCGGTCTTCACGTTGGTGGCTGAATGGAGCGAGCGTTTGCTGGCTGAGAGGGAACGTTCGATTGCTCTGGTCGAATTGGTGGAAAAGGCCGTATTGACCGACGAAGGCATTCGACTCGGGCTGAACCTACCCGTCCCGTGCGGTGGTCCGGAAGGCGCCCCGCTACGCAAGGTGCTCCAGCTGTTCCGGTTCGTCCCGTTGAAGGTGAAGAGACGTGGCGTCGAGATGAGGCTCATCATCAATGGAGGCGACGAGCCGAAGAAGCCCGATCCTGCGCTGCTGAAGGCATTCGCTCGGGCCAGAGGATGGTTCGAGGAATTGGCATCCGGCCGCGTCCGATCGCTGGTCGAGATCGCGCGCCGCGAAGGACTCCCAAAACGCTACGTCACTAGGCTGACGAAACTAGCCTTTGTATCGCCGACTCTTACCGAGGCTGTTGCCCAAGGGCGCTCGTCAGCCGAATTCAATCTGCAAATGCTGATGGACGGTCGGCTCGAGCTGCCGCTCGACTGGACCGCGCAGGAGCACGCCCGGGCTGCTCACTCTTAGCGGTGACGGGTTCGCTTTCAATGATCGCCGAAAAACGCGACGACAACTCAAACGATGGTGAGATTCACTGCGCACCTCTGCCGTAGTGTATGGCCACATATTTGGCTGAAACGAACTGAAAAGTCTGTTCAGACGACACGTTCGCGAACCGGTTATTGTCTTCTCTTCTCAGCTTGCGCGTTAAGCTCTAAGCTTCGGACTTTTTCTTACTTGAAACTACTCTATCTTGACGATCGTGGCTGAGCCCATTGGCCAACTCGTTCGCGAACGTTCGAGTGCATCCCTGCAGATCGGAGCCAGCGTGACGTTTTCATGGAAATCATCAACTCATTTTGAAATTCGAGCGCTAGGAGAAGCTGAAAACACCTCAGTTGCTCGGTAAAGTGAGTCTTCAGTGGTTAGTTCTGGATTCCGGATCAAGCGCTATTGCCACCGACTGAGTAAGAA